CAAGCCCGTGGCCGTGGTCGCCCCCGTCGAACTCAGCAAATAATCCGTGTACAGGTCCAGTGTGCAACTCATCATAAGGTTCCTAAACGAATGAACTGTCTCTGCGACTGCGTAACATCAGTTATTCAGAATGCCGAATAGAAGCCATCTACGAAAGCTTAGTACAAAACTAATGAATGCCTCCGAGAATACCAGCAATAGACCCGCAAAAAATAAGGTAGAAAGCTATGATATAGCGCGTTCCGATGAAACGTTGCACCTGGCTACCGACCTCGCCAAGTTCATCAAAGAAAACAAGCTCACCACTACGGTGCAGGGCAAAGAGTTTGTGAATGTGGAAGGCTGGCAGTATGCCGGCAGCCGCCTGGGCATCGTGCCGATAGTTGATCATGTGATCAATGTCTCAAACGAGCAAGAGATTAAGTATCAGGCCAAAGTGACGCTATTTGATATGCGTTCCGGCCAAACCGTCGGTGCCGGCTTTGCAGTTTGCTCCAGCAAAGAGCAGGGCAAGAAGTTCTATCAGGAGTTTGCCATCATGAGCATGGCGCAAACCCGCGCTATTGGCAAAGCTTACCGCAATATCCTCGCCTGGATCATTCGCGCGGCCGGCTACGAGCCTACACCAGCTGAGGAAATGGACTACTCGGCACCGGCAGCTGCACCAGCTCAGCCGGTGGCCACCGCCGCGGAGCCCGCACCGGCACCGATGCGCGTGAGCCGGCCGGCCACCGCCGCGGAGGCGGTAGCTGCCAAGAATGCCGCTGATGCCGCGGCCGGGGTGGTGTACCTCTCCGACCTGCAGAAAGCGCTGATCATGCTGCTGCTCAACAATCCGGTTGTTGCGCGGCCCGAAAAATCCAAGATGCTGCTCAACATCAACCGCATCACCCGAGAGCGGGCTGATACGAGCATCACCCGGCTGATCAAAGCCATTGAGGATGCTAATGGTGATCTGCCGGCAGATCTAGCGGAGCGCCGGGCGGCTATTGCTGCTGAGTTTGAAACCAAAGACTTAGCCGCGTAGCCGATGAAAAAGGCAGCTAAACCTCAGATTGGGCTTTTCGAGCCAAAGCCCCTCCGCTGGGAAGATGTAGACTGGCAGGCAGTTGCTGAGCGGGAAGAATTTCAGATGCTCGGCCTCTGCAACCGGCATGTACAAATTGATCAGACCGGCCGGGATTGGTACGGCCTGCCATACTTGGAAGATGAAGTAGCCGCACCATTGCAAGGCATTCCCTACGTGATGCCGTTCCGCCATTATGATGAGGTGGAGCTAAACACATGGCTGTGGGAGTTGGAGTTTCTAGGCCGCGGCCCCTACCATGCTACTACGGAGGCGGCATATGCCCGCTACGTGGCTGAGCAAAAGCCCGGCGCCCGGCTCTGGACTGTAGAGCAGTTTTTCCTACGGAAAGTCTACCTGAAAGTATGCTTGCGCATTCTGCCCACGCCCCGCATTGCCCGCCACTACATCAAACATTGGACTGAGGCCGACTATGCCGCGGCTGAGCAGTGGGAACAGAACCACCCGCATCAGCGCAAGGCAAGCCCGTTGGAAAAATTCGCTCAGCTGGACTACATAGGCCGGGTAACCTTTGCCCTAGAGGGGCTGATAGAATCCTGCCGGCAGCGCCTCTACTTCGCCAAGTTGGAGCGGGAGCATTACACGGAGCAACTGACTCGCTTCGGTATGAAAACTGCCACCAGTCAGGCGCATTGGGCCAAGGTAGACCACCAGCGTGAACAGGAGCGCAAGCAACGCATTAAGGCCAAGCGAGAAAACCCAACGGCTGTAGTGGCATTCTCGGTTGAACAGTTGGCCATGTTCGGAGAGGAGGTAGCTGCCGCATGAGCTACCTCGGCCCCTTTCCCAAAGTCGACACAGAGGCAGTGCTCACCGAGCTCAAGCGTGAATTACGCATGAGAGAGGGCTGCTATCCGGAGTGGGTGCGGCAGGGCAAATACAAGCTCACCCGCGAAACGGCAGCCCTCCGGATTGCCGTGCTCCGCCATGCCATCACCTTGCTTGAGGCGCAGCAGCCTCAGCAGCAAAAACTAGAGCTATGACCTCCGCGCCCGCCCTGATGGTGCCTCACCGCGGTGATGCCCATCCTACCAATCGAATGAGCTATATCGATTATCTGAACCAATTCAGCCGCTTAAACCAAGAGGAAACTTTTGATGTGTATCAGCGGGCACTCTATACCGTGCTGCTAGCCTTTTTTAATGATCGAAAGTGGCAGCAACCTCAGCAGTTTGCTGATGTGTTCCTGGGCAATGCCACCGATATAAAATCAGTAAATACCCTCAAAAAAGCCCGCGCCGGCCTAGTGGCCCGCGGGCTGATTGAGTTTGACGGTGGCCACCAAGGCGCCGGCAAAAAAGGAGAGTACCGGCTGCTGCAGGTGGGGGAAGATCAGGCTGAAAAACCGTCACCGAAACTGTCAAGAAAACTGTCACCAGATGACAGTTTATCTACTGATGAGGAAGAAAAACTGTCAAGAAAACTGTCACCAGATGACACCAACATAAAGAGTATAGATAATAAGATTGACGTAACAGAGAGAGAGCCCTCCGCGCGCGAAAAAAATTTAGTTGGGGTTGATTTTCGCCCTAACGGCGCTGCCGCGTCGGCTTCGCACACTGGGGGGGGCGCGGCGCCTCTGCCGGAGGATTTACCGGCCCGGCCTGGCTTCATTGATCCGCGCCTGAGTGATGATGATCCGCGCAAATGGGAAGCTTTTCCGCGGGATGTGGAAATGATCGACGACTACCTGAGAAACCACCCGAGTCCGGAGCTCAACCAACACGCCGGCAAAGGGCACCTGTATTGGGCGGAGTATGCCGGCGGGGGGTGGGTGTATGGCCGCTTCAACCGACAGATCCGCAATTGGCGGGAGCACATCAAAGGGTTCTCTTTCATCGATTTCAAGGCCCAACGGCAAGCTCAGCAAGCTGCCAGCGGCATCTCAGAGGTAGAAAAACGCAATAGTGCCGGAGACGATGCTAAAGCCATCCTCCGCGCCAAACGCCAACAAAACCAAGGATATCATGAGTGAGATCCGCCCCATTTCGACCATCATTCAACTCCGACCAACCGGCGCCGGTGTTGCCCGAGTGCCGGCTCAGGTGCCGGCCATAGTGCCATCTTTCACGCCGGACTTAGTGCCGGCCACCTTGCCGCCCTCAGTGCAGCAGGCCGCGCTGCTGCTCTGTGCTCCGGATAACCTGCCAGTAAGACGCATGAGCACCTATGATCTTGAAGAAGATCTAGTTGATTCGCTCAAAGTGGTGCCGTTCCTACTAGGCCATAGCCGGACGCTGCTCAAAGGAGATGATTTGGCCGTACTCTCTACGGCCGTAGCAGAGATGGTACAGCATAGTTTTCCGGCCTTCACGTTGCCAGAAATCAGCCTGGCATTACGCCGGGGCTGCTCCGGAGAGTGGAAAAAGGAAGGCGAGATTTTGCAGTGCTCCCTGCCTCAGATCCGATCTTGGTTAAAGTCCTATCAGGATTCAAGCCGGGGGGTGGCACTGAAAGCGCTGCAACTGCGTGTTGAGCATCGGCAGCAGTTGGCCTTGCCCGCACCTGATCTGAGCGTCGGCTACCCTCGGCAGATAGCGGAGCTGGCTCAGCTGGCCTCCGACAACGCCACGCCCGAACACCCGATTGCCCGTTTTCCGGAGCCCTTGGATCAGGGCAATGTGCTCTACAATTGGCTGAAAGAGGTCGGCGCATTCAACGGCTTCAAAACGCTGGCTCAGTACGTGGACATGCGTCGGAAAGAGGCCATCCTCCGCGCTCAACGGCCGCCGGATGGCATGGAAGCCTACCGGCACGGCCGCTCCTTTTGGGAGGCCCTACGCGCCGGCAAGTGGCCGGAGAATCACCCGTTTGCTGATTCAGTGGTGAATGCTTGCCGGAAACGGCTGCTTAGGGATTGGATCAAATACCACCTGAGCATCGGCACCGACATAGAGCAGCACCTGCACCAGTTGAGGGAAAACTACCTGCACCGCCAAAGCAGCGCCGCCTGATGAGCACAATCCTGAGTCACATCCGCACTCGACTCCGCCAAGCCGATGAAACCGAATTACGGCGCCTGCACCGCCTCTATGCCGGAGACGAGCAAACCAGAAAATTCATTGAGCAGCTGATGCGCCAAAGAGAGCAGCAACAGCAGCGAAACAGCTAAGAATTGATGAAAAACGCATCTAAAAAGCGCAAAAGCGTACCTCAAATCACCTCATCGGCCTTTCATCGGCCCGGCTTTTCGGTCACGCGCCGGCAGTATGCTCATACCTACGCCGGCATTGATGGCACCGGACCAACATTTGAAGCATTAGAGGGCATTTATCAGGCTGGTATAGGCTCTGTTTACATTACTGCGGAGCAAGATTTAAGCTATGGCAAACGCAAGCCAGAGCCGTATATGCAGCTGCTGCTCACTTACGCCGGCCGGGTGTACTCGCTCTATTTTGATGAGTGGCTAAGTGACGTGGCCATACGCGCCCGGGCCGCCAAGTTCGTCCGGCAGGTGGAACTGATGGCCACGGCCGGCGTGAAGCGCTCCGAGTACGGGGCTCAGGTGCTGCCGGTGGCTGAGCTCATGCCGGTAAGCTGGAAACCGGCTGATCCTACTCTATTCGATGAGCCTCAGATCAGCCGCCGGCAGCACTTGGATGAGATTGATGCCATCCTGAAAATGCTGCAGGAAGCTGCCGACAAAGGAGAGAAGAACCTCTTTCATGCCCTGGCTTACGCCAAACGGGCAAATCTGGACTTACGCCGGCACTACGGCCTTCTAGCTGAACCTGTCACCGAAACGGCCGCCGGATTATGAGCAGTGTTTTCTACTCGCAGGAGGATAAGGAGAGAGAGCAGCGCTACCGGGTGCAGGGGGATGTAGATCGGGAGCACCGCCGGCAGCAGTCCCTCGCCTTACGCCGGCAGCATGAGCAGGCCAATGAGAGCCTGAGGCGCCGGCTGCCGTTTCAATGGCAGGGTGGCATCCGAAAGGCGAAGTATCAGGGTGAGGTGTTTTGGGAGCAAAGCCTGCCGGCGGTACACATCATGCTACTCGAACCCTACGAGGCCGGCGCCGGCCGCAACCTATTCAGCCGGCAGGCCGGGGAGTGGCTATGCCGCTCCGCTATCGACTACGAAACCGGGGAGCTCCGCTATGAGGGGGAAAAAGCACCTCAGTATGCGGATGGCACCGGCAGGCCGGGGGCTCACTATGAGCAACAAATCACCTGCAAAAACTGCCTGCAGCGGGCTATGCTGCTTCATCACCATGGCTAAGGTCCGAACCGCCGCCCGTACCGATGGCAACCATGGTAAGATAAAAAGCGCCTGCCGAGCCATCGGGGCCACCGTCCTCGATACGTTTCAGATTCCTAACTGCTTCGATATGCTAGTGGGCTACCGGGGTCGGGATTTCATTTTTGAGATCAAAGATCCGGCGCAGCCCAAATCCGGCCGGCAGCTCACTCCCGGCGAAAAGCTATTTAAAGACACATGGCGGGGCTCCGAGTATCACATCATCGAAACCCCTGAGCAGGCTATCAAAGTGCTCACTACCCCTCCAAAAACTCCGAAAAACTTCCCCCTTTATGAAGTCACCACTACGCGCCCTCTCTCTGATTCAGCCCTATGCTACACTGATTGCCCTCGGCTACAAGTGCAACGAAACCCGCTCATTCTCAACGAAACACCGGGGGCCGTTGCTGATTCATGCCAGCATCGGCAAGCCTCGCGAGTTCCGGCAGATCTGTGAGGAAGATCCGATTATCCGGAGCATCCTGGCAAAGCATGAGCTCACGTTTGACACCTTGCCCCGGGGCGTGATCCTCTGCAGCTGTGAGCTCTTAGAGGTGAGCCTGATTGAGCACGATGGCAATGATCTGCCTTTCCCCTTCCGCACCCTAGATCCGGACTCTCTGAGCGACACTGAGAGAGCCTGTGGCAACTATGAGCCGGGCCGCTTTGCTTGGCGCCTGGGTGATGTGCAGGTGCTGCCGGAGACACTGCCGGCTAAAGGCTCCTTAGGCCTTTGGAATCCGGCCAATCAAATACCGGGGCTATGAAGAAAGCCACCGAATTGCCTCCGGTAGTCGATAAGCCAGAATACAAAGCCGTACTGCTGCTGCACGGCTTTGCTCCGGACACGATGCGTCGGATTGCTCATGAGCGCTGGGAATGTGACAAAGGAGATTTCCGGCGCTATGAGTGCCACCTCTCGGCAGGTGCCGGTGATGTTCACATCCGGCTTTATCTGCTGCACCGCGGCCGGGTTCAGGATGATTGGAGTCGTGATGCACTAGCCAGCCTCACCCTCGAAAGCCCGGCGGAGTTTGAAATACTACTCTATCAGGCTAGATGGATTAAAAAGCCCGCGGCCTGATCACCATACCACCCCACTCAAAAAAACACTGACAACTATGCTACAAACATTCTGCCCTCTCTCTGCTCTGCTGCCGATGCTCTTGACTCGGCAGGAGCCTCAGCAGCGCCGTGATTACACGATGCTAGATTATCAGTACATGAAAGAGCACTATCACACCGACAGCTTAGCCAGCTGTGCCGCGGCCCTGGGGCGCACCGTTGGCAGTCTCAAATCATTCCTGCAGGATCATCCGGAGCTCAAGAAACGCCCGCGGGCATAAAAAAGGCCCCTCGTACTGAGGGGCCTTTCAAGTTTAATCAATTTGGCTAGGCAACTTTCTTCAATACAGCGGCCTTGAACTTGAGAGAATTAATGTGCCCGTGCAGCTTGCCTTCAGCATCAAAGTATAAAACCGTTACTTCCTGCTTAGCATCTGTACCAGCATAGTTAACTGTCATGATGGGACCACCGGATTTAAGTTGTACGGTGTCTCCAATTTCAAATGTTGTTGTAGTCATAGGGCGAGTATGATTAAGTGAGCCCGAAGCTACGCATTAGAGGCCTTTTTATTATCCCCACGTCATACCTCCGCTTTTCTCTTTCGGAGGATCTTTCTTTACCAACATCGTGTGTTTAAAGGTGCCTTTTTGGAGGTCACCATTGATATTAAACCAAAAGCATCGTGCCGAACTGGGTTGATCTTCAGGCAGCTCAACTGTCATAAGTGGTCCTCCCGAAATCAGTTGCACAACATTTCCTTCTTGCAATTCCATAACCTTGTCAGTGTTTAGGTGAGCCCCAAGCTACTCACTTGCTTGTTCACTTTCACTACTGCCAAAGCGCCTCTGTTACTCCGGTAGCAGAGGCGCTTTGCGTTCTGCCATTTCTCAGATTAACTATCTTTCTATTGCTCAATCTGTAATGCAAAGGCAGATTTGTACTACTAGAGTACAAAAATAAATCTGTCCAAATGATAGCCGGCATTATCCTATTGATTCAGCATCTGCAGCGTCGCCGCGGCTAGTGCTCCTTGCCCTATTTCTATTGCCCTATACCCACTATGAGCCGCAAAGAGCGCATCAACAAAAAGCACGAACGCATTCGGATGCTCTTTGAGAAACGCTACACCAAACAGCCCCGCATCAACGGCTGCCGAAAGTTCACCTCCGAGTACATCATTGCCGGGTTGGCGGATGAGTTCTACCTCTCCATGCGGCAAATCGAAAATATAGTTTACACTAAACCAGCAGCAGCCGTAGCCACCGCGCCGGCTGCTGCTACTCCCTTTGTCGCGTGAAAAAATCACTCAACAACGAAATCAGAGCCAACCTGCAGGCTTTCGCTGATCGGATTACGCCACCTGATGCAAAGCCCGGCTCAGTTCCTGGCAAAGCCCTCACCGCCGAAGAATTGCGGGAAAAAGATGGCCTCACCACCGATAGGCAGGGCAACCCGCTCAAGCCTGGGCAGTTGTACCTGGCTAAAGATATGCCAGCCGTGAACCACTTCCGGCGGCTCTGCAAGGCGTACGAGTCCGGCGGCTGGGATAAGGTTGAGTTGTATCTGCAGCCCTACAAGACGCCGGCGGCTATTGCTCGGGATATCGTGGCCAGAGCGGAACCCACGCCGGCGCCGGTGGTGCAGCTGGCTACTGAGGGAGTGCCGGGCTATGAGCAGGCACTTGCTGAGCCGCAGCCGGTGAGAGAGTTCACACGGCTTACTGAGCGTTGGGAAAAGGAGGCCGATGAAGCAGAGGCCGCCCGGGTTTGTGGTGCAGAGGCTGGTGCTGTAGTCTGTCCCTGCATCGGTGCCTGCAATGGATAAGGATCTGCAGTGGCTTTTCTTTTGGGGTGTGCTGCTGTTTCTATCCGAGAAAGGCAGCATGCAGCGTCGGCTCAGCATTATAGCGCTGCTCATCTGTCTGCTGAGCAGCTGCACTCCTAAAGCCTATTCCTATAAGGAGGCTAATAGTGTAGCACGGCACCACGCGCATCGGGTGAATGTTAAGGCCCGGCAGCGCAGACGCACCCGGCGGGCCATTTTCAATCAGTACCTGAAAGAGCAGCAGGCAGAGTTTCGGCTGCAGCACCTGAGGCAAAAGCAGCTGCAGCAGCTAGATGCAGCGGCTCATCAATAACCTTTTATAAGTGTTTCCATGGCTCACGTAATTATCAGAATTGTAGACGTAAACGGCGACAAAGCCACCATAAAGCTCGATGAGCCCGATCTGCAGGCCATCAAAGAAGCAAACCGGGTAGATACTACGGTGCAGCCGGTGAGTGACACAAAGGCCATCGTGGTGCTTGTAGCTATCGACTAAATGAGAAAGCCTAAACGCCTATACTTTAAGCGAGTAAGCCGCCCAGTTAAAGTTTGGATTCATATCGATATCCGGCCATTTCTCAAATCAATGGAGGCCATCCGGCAGGCCTGCCTGCAGGTAGCTCAGGCCATGGCCACGCTTGCCCGGGGGCTCACCTTTCCGCCCGCTCCGGAGCTCACAATCTAACTATCTTCTAAGCCCTGTTCAGGACCTGAACGGGGCTTTTGCTTGTTACCTTTCGATGATTTTCTAGCAAAATAATTACTCTATTCCATGCTAAATGCTCTCTGCCGGCAACGCTTCACGTATGATCTGCGCTTGATCATACCAGCCGCCCAGGTGGAGTCGGTGCTAGATGCTGTTGATTATTGTGAAGTGGCTACCGGCTTACCCTATGATGATATTGCCCGGCCTTACTACCGGATTCTGCTCACTGGCAAAGAGCTCAAAGGAGAGCAGCTGCTGCTGCTACTCGATAGCGCCCGCCGGCTTTGCCTGACCTTCGCCGTTTTCGTTGATGAGCTCTTGCTGCCCTGGGTGCTCACCGATCACCCGCCCCTAGTTGACCAGTTCACTCAAATGTTTGCCGCGGCATGATGGCAGCGCTGATCAGTCTCGCAGTGGCCACCGTTTGCTTTGGCACGGCCGCGGCCTTTTGGTTTTGGTGTTCCCGCCAATTCCTACGGCAGCGTAACAGCCTGCAAGTGCAGAATGATCTGCACCTGCAAACCATTTTCAGCCTGCAGCAGCAGCTGCAACAGATGCCGCGCTGCACCCACTGCGGCATTAAGCGAGTGCCCTGGGCCTCCACTCTAATTTGTGACACCTGTAAAGCCGCCCGGCCACATGAGCAGCACTAACTACATCCCAACACCCGAAAAGCTCATTAACCTGGGCTATCATCCCGATCCGGTGCACACGCTCACCGAATGGGAGCTACTTGGCTTTAGCTGGCAGTGGCCAGCGCCCTACCATCCCTACTATGTCACCCTAGCAGTGCAGGTTCGGACTAGTGATGGTCAGATTTTCCTGCATCGCTATGCTCAGCAGGCTAAGGAGGTATGGTGCTATAAAGTGCCGACTGAGCAATTTTTTGAGCAGTTGCTGAGTGCTATCGGGTGGCCTCAGGACGCGGCCGGAATCATGTACCTTGATGCATAAAATTCACTACATCATGAATTTAAATCAACACGCCGCCCGGCATTTAGATCCGGCTAATCCTAACCAGTTGCCGGCAGCGGCTCGGCAGCTAATCAGCGAGCACTCGCAGTACATGCTGCAGCACCGCGGCTTTTTGTATCCTTTTGAGCAGGTAATGCTTATGCGAGTACAGAGGGAAATGGCCGGGCCGGATGAGCAGGAGCTTAAAAAAGAAAAACGGCGGGAATATCAGCGGCGTTGGCAGCAAAAACGCCACTCGGCGAATGCCTAGTTGATAGGAGAAAGTAAGCCCACTTCTATCTTTGGCCCTGCAGGTGGTTTTACGTCAGTGTTTACCCACCTGAGTCGGCCCCGGGGTCGGCAGGCCTATGCGTTGGGAATTGGCATAGGGAAAAGCCTCATCTGGGTTCAGGTGGGGCTTTTCGATTATCACCACTAAAAAGCACTATCGAGTATAGAGCAGCATATAAACTGTCATGCCGTGACAGTTTATTACTATCATGTGCTACTTTATATCAGCAGAGTGATAAAGCAAGAAAGCCGGCCGATTATCGACCGGCTTTCCCATAAGACACCTAATGCAATACCAATTGTGAGTGATTGGTGAGCTTACAATACTGGTAACTCAACCACAATGTTCCCGCGGCTCTCCATCTCCAAGTTTTCCACCTCACCGCCGCCGGCATCATGGCCAGCCGCATCGAATAGCCGACACTTGTAGCCTTGGCTGTACACCCACAGGCCCGGCTGAGTCAGCGGCTCCTTACGCGAGTAGGTACGCACTAAAGCACCGAACCCATCCCCCTCGAAATGCTGCAGTGCCTGGTGAATGGCGCCAATGGTTTGCAGCTTGGCCATGGCCGCGGACCGTTGGCTGCTGTGCTGATAGCTATCCTGCACTACCTGCACCGCATACGTGAAACGGATCACAGCCTCTCCGCGCTGGACTCCCTGCAGCAGATCCTGCCACTCTACCTCATCGAATGAAATAAAGAGGCACCCCGCATCATAGGGCAATGGATAATCCTGAGCATCCTGCTCAATCTGATCCATATCTAAATCAATCCAGCCAATACCCGGCAGCTGCTCAGCTAGTCGGTCGGCTAGCTGAGGATACACTAGGCTGAAACTATTCGTGCTTTCTGTTTCGGTGCTCATAGTAGAAATGATGTAGAATTGCAGCAGCTAAAAATGGGCTTGTGGGCATAGTGAGGGGCTTTTGAACAAAAAAAATGCACGGTTGCATCACCATTTTAAAGCTTTAGTTCTGTATAGCGGTAGCCCTGAAAGCCCTGATGAGGAATCGGCTCTATCGGATGCCAGTTGGCGAGAATCAGGCTTTGAGTGCTCCGCTCTTTGCCTATACCATGCCTTTCCCGCCAATTTTCAGTGAGGTCAGTATCAACGATATCGAAATACCCTCGAATCAGCTCATCATAAATCATGAAGCATTGAGCCCCAGTGCCGCTATGGGTCGGCAGTCGCAAGCAATTCACCAACCAAAACCACTCCCCATCACCCCAATCTGTCGTGCCATCACAACGCCGGCAAACTCGCTCAGCGGTTGGCCAATCCGAATATTTGCTTTTGGGGATGGTCGTTAGAATGTTTTTCATGAGGCTATCTGCTGAGAAGTTTGGTGATATCAGCCGCCGTTTTGCGGAGGATCTTTTCACGCAGGGTTTTAGATGCAGTCAGGAACGGCCGCGGGGCCATATGCTGAGTGCCTTCCTGCAGCGGCTGAGCATAGGGCACATCCGTGCCGATGGTCACGCTCTGAGTTGTACTGGCTACGATCCGCGGGCTCCTTTTTAGCCTGGCAGTCTGCACCAATAGCGCCCGGCCTTTCGGCACTTTGTAGCGCCGATCACGCTGGCCATCGTTACGCTTGCGGCCGTGCTCCTTTTCGTTTTTGCGCGGAGCCCATGGTACAAAGGCACCGTTTTCATTCTCGGAGCCCTGCCGGCGGAAGTTATCAGAGGCCTCCACTAGTGCCATCTTACCCATCATTTTCGGCAGGCCTCCGATGAGCTTAATAGCGTCTTTTTTGAAGCTCTTAAAATCGTTGCGAGTAGCCATCAAAAGGATAGTTGTAGTTGCTGCTCTATCTTTTTAGCTACCTTTTTCGGCACCTCGGCAAAATAGGGATGCTCATCACCGAACAGCTTGCCAGTGGCGCCGACGTTATGCGCGAACAACTGAGGCACCTGAGGCAGACCCTCCAACTGAGCAGCCGTGCTCAGCGGCACCTCATCCTCAACGAGCTCAACGGCATCACACCGGCAGTTCCACGAGTTGGGAGGCAGGTGCTTTAACCAAAAACTATGCTCTTTAGGCAAGGTGATACCATCATAGCGCCGGTGCTCTGGCCGTACTAAATCATCACCTACCGTCCTATACTGCAGCAGGCTGCTGGGCTCAAACTCGCTCCACTTAGAGGCCATCTGAGCGCCGGCCACCGCATGCTCATACTCTGTTTTGAGATGGTGCACGTTGTAGAGCTGATTCAGCTGCAGGGCATCCGCTTTGAAGTCTGCAAACGGCCGGATTTCACCGGCCGCATCATAGAGCTTGCGCGTGAGCTCCTGGCAAACCCGGTAGGATTTGAAGCCAGAAAACCGCTGCACATTCTTGTACAGGAAGGCTTTCAGCTTCTCATCAGGAGCTTTCCACGCAATCTCAATAGCCGCCCCTAGCTGCTCACTGATGTACTCATAAAGGGGCAAATCCACTAGCAGCGCCTCCGGATCACCGGCGCCGGCATAGAGCACGCTGATCAGCCGCTCCATCAGATCTTGCAGCTTTTTCTCATCGGCAGCAGAGGCCTGCACCGCGGCCGCGCTATGACCAGTGCTGCAGCAGCTGCCGGCATACAGAGCCGACACATCAGCAGCGGGGCTCACCGGCAAGCCGCCGGCCGGTGAGCCCTTAGGCTTTCCCGGCAGATCCGGCCCGGGGCCGGCTGCATCAGGATCCGGCTCATCGTCTCCCTCAGGGCGCTGCTCTGGGCTCACCTTGGGCAAGGTGATGCCGGCTAGCGCTAAGGCTTCAGCGAGTGGCACACCGGCCGCGGTGGCTGCCTGCAGCACGCTCAGCTGCGCTTTGAGCTTGCGCTGAGCTATGGCCTCATCTTCATTCTCTTCCGGCAGGTTCAGCTGAGCCCGCGCCTCATTGCGGTTCACCACGCCGGCCTCAATGTGATAGCCTAGTATTGGGCGGGCCTCCGCAGTTGCATCGGCGGCCGTGCCCTGGGTGCCGCCGGCCGCGGCCACGGCCGCAGCATCCGGCTCTAATTCGATGCCAAAGGTGCTCTCTAGCCAAGTGCGTTTAACCTGGTAGCCAGAATTCTGCATAACCCCCTGCACCATCTCAAAGAGCTCCTTTTTGGTTAGCGTCTCGGAATCATCCCAGGCCACCTCACAGCCTTTGAGCGGATAGCCGTGCCGGATCAGGAAAGGCAGCAGCGTATCATTGAGCAGGCTAAGCAGAAAATCAGAATCCGCCCGGGTGTAGCTGGCCGCCACGCGCTCATGCACCTCACTCTGGGAGAGGCTGCTGCCGCTATCGGTGGTCATGGTTTGCCCTAGAATCAGCTTGCTGAGCTCCGAGTTGGCCCGATCAATGAACGTATCATATAGCCGCTCATTGGCCGTAGCTGCCGATATCCACTCAATTTTCACATCATCCGGGAACACGCCGTAGGAGGCCTGCCCCATGTTGGCAATGATTTCCTCGATACGTTCCAGTTCCTCCCCTTCCGCCTCAGTGGTAACAGCCCGGTAGGGCATACCAAATATCTCGGTGAAGTCAGCCCACGCGCTTACCACGTTCTTTTTGTAGAGAGCCATGGGGGCGGCTTTGTTCAGCAGCCCTAAGTCCGTAGGATCACCGACCTCAATCAGCCACGGAGCAAACGCCGGATCCGTCCGAAACTCAGTACCAGTAATCATGCCGGGCATGGTGCGTACAATGCCGAGCTCCGGAGAGACGTACTGCCGGGGAATCAGATCAACATCCTTGAATTCTCCCGCTATCGGCAGCGGAAACTCTATGAGGCTGTGGCCATAGTAGATTTTCTCTAGAGCCAGCGTGCAAAACTTCCGGAACCACGGCTTTTTGAGCAGCTTGGTGAGCTCTGGCTTTTCTACGCCGGCCACGGTCTGCACTTTGAAAGCCCGACTGAGCACATTGATCAACCGGGTTTCCATCACGCTGCTTAGGTGCAGATCTAGCACCAAGTCAGCGTAGATGTTGAGCAGTTCGGTGCGGTTCGGATAGAAAACTGATTCAGCGCTACTTAAAGCACTCCGCCACTTTCCAACGTCCTGTCGCAAGCGGTGTACTTGTACCGGATACATCCGATTGCGAATACTTTCTTTACCGGGCTTCTGTGCGCCAAATAGTTTGAATGGATTAAGTTCCGCTAGCTTCTGAGGAATATTGAAGGCCATAGTAGTAGGAAGTGCGCAGTGTATACCTCTTTTAATTGGCTACTGCACAATTCAGTGCAATTTCTTCATGCCATCCGCATCCTACTATAAAAAAGATAGATAATCTGTAAACAAGAGACGCCTGCTCTTGAAGCAGGCGTCTCTTGTTTATGGCAAATATCGAAAAGTGAAACCGGCAGTTTTTCTTCTCTTTCCATGTAATACCCTGTATACGGCGGTTTTGTGAAGACCAAGACTACGGCATATACTATTTACGCTAGGAAAAATATCTATTAATCTACCATCTAAAGTTAGTCTTTCTACTTTTTTTGTTGGTTTTCTTTCTTTGTTTAAGGGCAGACATTTAGGCTTCTTCTCTTTCCCGTTTTTATCATACTCAGCACGCTTTAGCATGAAGTTTTGATGTGATCTTCTTCCGCGTCTACTGTTTAGTACTGCATCAACTGAAGCTCTGTTCCAGTCAAGTTGCCGACACATTGCACTGGCACTCGGAAATGAGTCTATAAATTTTCCATTCTCATCAAATCGATTGATCTTTTTTCCCGGAGCCACCCATCCATTTCGCACCCGCTCTCTTGCTAGCGCTGATATGAGAGCTTTCATCTCTGGCGTTCTTTTCTTGCCAGTATTGCTTGCTACTCTTTTCGCAATAGCTTCTGCTGATTGTTTGATCCCTAGCACCCCCTCGCCTCCATCGGTGGTATTTGTCAGCTCGCTTAGCTGCCTATACTCTTGGATATAAAACCTTTCACGTTCCTGCCATTCTGCTTCGGTTGTGCGCTCTAGGATTTCCAAAATTGGTTTTTTTCCAAGTGCCAGTAGGCTGCTTAACCAGTGGTTTTTATGAGTGTGGGACCGGCGTTGGCTTGGAATTAAGTGAAGCTGCAAGCGTTTCTGCGGATTTTTTGCTTTCCCTATATACCGTACTTGTAAGGTGTCCGGGCATTTCAAGGCATAGATGAATACAGTTGTGTTTTCCATCTCCTAAGTACCAAAGTGAAACTGAATCACGCGGCCGGCTTCAGGCTCCGGCGTAAAGCCCGGCGCGGCCGGGGGCGGCGTGGGCTTCCCCCCAAACACGCGGTCAAACTCACTGACTACCGTCTTATTGAGAATAAAGGCGTAGGTGGTTTCCGTCATCTTCACGCTGCTATGGCCTAAGAACTTGCTCACCACTTCCATGCGGATACCTTGGTTGAGCAACTGCACCGCCGCCGTTTTGCGCCCGACGTGGCTCGTCATTTTCTCGCTACTAATATCACAGAGTAAGCCCACTTCTTTGAGCCGGTAGTTGTAGAGCTGGTTGACCGGCACCCGCAGCCGGTCCCCGTACTTGGCTAAGATGCGCTCCGCCTCTGGTAGCAGGGGAATCACGCACTCATAGCCCTTGCGCAAGGTGCTCTTTTGCCGCACCACGCGCAGCACCCGCCGCCCGGTTTCGGCATCTAGTTCCACGCAAGCGGCCACATCCAGCGCCCGCAAATCCGCGTAGGCTAAGCCCGTCCAACACTGAAACAGAAAGTTATCCCGCGCCCGCTCTAATGCCTTAATGCGGAACTCGGTAGCGGCTAGCCGCGCTATTTCTTCACTGGTGAGATAGATAATCTCTTTCGGGGCGTTCATGCGGTACTCATAGAGAGCCATCGGATTGCTGCTCAGGTGTTCCCGCCGCACGGCCCACTTGAGCACCTGTGAGACGTATTTGAGGTGCTTGAGGGCCGTGTTGCGCTCGGATTGCTCGGCAATCAGCAGCCAATGCAGATACTTGTCCCCCATACTGTGCCCGAACTCTTCGGGCCGCAGGTCTGGCAAGCCGTGCGCCTCCAAAAAGGCCATTAGCTTACTCAAGCGGGCCTGTCCGCTTTTCAGGGTGGCAGCACTGATTTCAATGCCCACCAGGGCTTGCCGTTCGGCTAGGTAGGCCGTGTAGAGTTCGGGCAAGCTCAGCAGGCTGCCGGCCGATTTATACAGGCGGGCCAAGGCTTGCGCACTCACCGGCCGGCCCTGCCGCTCTAGGTCGGCGTGTAGGTCGTGTAGATCATCCAGCATCTTGACCAAGGCACGGTTGTAGCGCTTGACCCGCTCACTACTGCCCTGCACTCGTTGGGCTTCCGCGCTCCACTCCGCATAGGGCAGGCGGATATAGGTGCTCAGCGTCGTGCGCTTGCCGCGCACGGTCAGCCGCAGGACGAGGGTACCGACGGTATCAGGGGGTATCACGGGCTTTTTAGAGGGGGGAACCAGGATAAGGACGCAGTCTTTGGGCTTGCGAAACACGAACGTGAAGGAAACGGGCGTTTTCATTGCGCGGTCCCTCCTTTCTCGGCGCTGAGCGCTTGCCGGCTTTCAAGCACGGCCGCTTTCTCTTCCGACAGGCGCAACTGCTCTAGGGTATAGTCGAGCAGCAACTTGGAAATCTGAATGCCGACTTCATGACTCACCGGAATTTCGCGCTGCTGTTCAGGCGCCGGGCCACAGCGTAAGGTGATGCCCATCATCTCACCGGCCTGAATGGCCTGTTCATAGAGCGTGGGCACACTCGTCAAGGCACTGCTCTGAGCAGTGCCTGACACAAGTATCTGCATCGCCACGGGTTAGGCGGCGTGGGCAGTGGTGATAGCGAATTCGGCCGGCAGCCAGGCTTCGCGGCGCTTGGCTTCGCGGTAGACGTTGCAAAACCAGCGCTGTAGCTGTACGATACACGCGCACTGATACACGCTGTCGTTGGCTACCAGACGCTCGGTTTCGGTGAAGACGGTAGCATCCTCCATCAAGGCCGTGATGTTGTAGCGCATGGCCGTAAGCGTAGCTTGCGCAGCGGCTTGCTTTACTTCTGCTTGCTTTTGCAGGAAGCGGGCAAGTGGCCCGGTGTAGGTGGGGAGGTGGCCAGCAACTGTTAGCGCAGTTGCGGCGGTGGTTGCAGTTTGCATACCTTTGTAAATAAGTAGGTGAAAGAATCGGGGTTAGCGCCCCGGCTCTGAATCGGGAGGTCACTTGTTAGCGCAGGTGGCCTCTTTCTCTTTCAGAACATGACAAAGATACATAATATTCTTACGTAAGAAAATTAATACATAAATAAATTCTTGTTTGTTTTCTTACGTAAGAATGTAGAAATATATTTCTACATTTGGTTCACCATGCAAGAGGAACCAAAAAAGGCAGGCCGGCCAACTAAGGATAAAACCCGCCACAAAAAAGGACGCACCTTATCTTTTACTGATGCTGAATATGCCGAGCTAACCGCTCAAGCGGTGGCGGCTAAATTGGGTGTAAGCGAGTATGTAATTGAGAAGCTAGGATTGCGTAAGCCTCCAACACTCTAAAAGCCTTTTTCGGAGCGTCAGGCTTGCCGGCGAGGCAGCTACCTCGCGCTAAATTGAGCGCACTTGGCACCGTTGCGAATCGGGGTCAGCGAGTTTACCATTGCAACGCTTGAACTGGACGAACCCTAGGCATAGCACCATAATTTCTTTGCTAATTATTAACCTTTGGTGTTAATATTTCGTACATTTGTATGCATATAAGTTTTGCCACTCGCAAGCTCCAGAAGTCACTTAGTGATACCGCCGAACGAGCAAAAAACTATGGGGCAGTATGTGGCAAAATCATAGGCAGGCGCTTGGACACTATGGCGGCTGCTACCACTTTAGAGGATTTGCGTCATGTTCCTGGTAAATTTCACGCTCTCTCATATGATCGTAAAGGCGAGCTTTCTTGCCATTTAGAAGAGCCACTTAGACTGATCTTTCGAGTCAACCATGATCCTTTACCCCTCGATGAAAATGACGAATTAATCTGGTCTCAGGTAACTCAAGTCGAAGTACTTGAGGTTATCGACTACCATCGTAAGAAATAACACACTTTCAACGACCGTACTACTATGTATCTATATCAGCCTGACAGCGTTAGTCACCCCGGAGAAATGCTTGCCGAAGCATTAGAGGAAAATGATAACATGTCGCAGAAAGAACTTGCTGCACGCACAGGCCGACCCCTTAAAACCATCAACGAAATCATTCAAGGTAAAGCCTCTATCAAGTCAGAGACGGCTGTACAACTAGAGAAAGTCCTGCATATTCCGGCTAAACTTTGGCTGCAATACCAAGCCAATTATGATGAGTCTGTTGCGCGCCAAGCTGAGATTGCCCGGTTCGAGGTGGATGCTCAATGGATGGCTCGTTTCCCTGTAGGTGATATGACCAAATGCGGTTGGTTGCCAGCTACTAAAGACAAGCGTCAAGTGCTGGCAAGCATGCTTGAATTTTTCTCTGTGGCTAGCCCAAAAGGCTGGAACGACATGTGGTTAGCACCAAGCGCCCGCTTTCGTATCTCCTTGGCTCACACTTCGTCCCCGGAATCTGTATCAGCCTGGCTTCGTCATGGTGAAATCTGTGCTAGTCAAATGGACTTGCCAGCCTTCAATGCTAAGCGATTTGAAGAAGGCTTGTCACGGTTGCGCACGTTCATAAAAGAAGACAACTTAGAAGTTGTACAGCAAGCTATGCGCGAAGAGTGTAAAGCTGCTGGCGTATCCTTGGTATTTACGCAGTGTTTGAAACATGCCCCAATTAGTGGAGCCGTTCGATGGATCAATGATCGTCCAGTCATGCAGATTTCAGGACGTTTCAAATACGATGACCATATCTGGTTTACTTTTTTCCATGAAGCAGCACACATTTTACTACATGGAAAACAGCAAGTTTTTTTAGAAGGTACTACTGAAACTAACGAGCAGCATCAAGAAGCAGAAGCAGAGGCTAATCAATATGCCGCTGATTTCTTAATCCCTTCCAAAGAGCGAGAGGAATTTATTGAGGCTGCGAACTTCACTAAAGCAGCCATTTTAGCTTTTGCAAAAAAGCTGAAAGTTGCTCCGGGCATTATAGTGGGACAACTGCAAAAATATCAAGTGGTTCCTTATGGCACGCGGCTTAATTATTTAAAACGACAATTTGATTTATCAATGGATGAGCTGCCGCTAAATAACGCAGCTTAAGCGTTGATCACATAGCAAGTATTTTCTATTTAATTCAATAAATAAAAAATAATGTCGACTATTATTCGTGAAGGCAGTTCAATACTGGGAACAGCTCTGTTCAACTGGGATGGAAAGAATTTGCGTCGAGGCAGCTCAGCATTTGGGACCATTGTGGCAAATTGGGATGGTAAAAACATCCGTGAAGGCAGCTCAATGTTTGGTTCTATTCTCTTCAATTGGGATGGGAAAAACTTACGCAAAGGTAGCTCAGCATTAGGTTCTACTCTCTTTAATTGGGATGGAAAGAATATCCATCAAGGTAGCTCCATATTAGGTTCCACTGTTTTTAATTGGGATGGCAAGAATGTCCGTAAAGGCAGTTCAATATTGGGAACTATCTCAATGAATATAGCTGGCCCTATTCCTGAGGCCATATTAATTGCCGTAGCAACTAATAGCATTTCATAAAACTAAATAATAAGCCGTGGGGTGCTAGCACTCCAAAGACAGTCTATTATATGAAGGTTGGAGTAGCGACTGTGATAGCGGCTGTTTTCGCTACAGGTAGCGGTATAGGAGTTGCCTATTACAATGCAAAAGAGCAGCGGGAACTGGAACGAGAGCAATTTCAATCTAATCTTATCCAGCAATCCATTGATTTCAAGGATTATAAGCAGAGCAGAGCTAATCTTAAATTCTTGATAGATGTGGGTCTTATTGCCGAGAACAACAAGAAGATAAATTCTTTTATTCGGGATACTAGCGTGCATTTGCAGCGCCCAGTTGACCGCTTGCCAATTGCTGAACCTGCCGTCAGCAAGCCCTATAAAATTGGGCAATTCAGTGAATCTTACCTAAATGGAACAGTTGTTGACGCCTTAACAAAGCGCCCGATTGTTGGCGCTATAGTTATCATAGAGACTTATCAACCGAGATACTATGGGCGTCCAGAACCACCGGCCCCTGAAGCAGAGAAAATGGTAACTAGACGCGATGGGAAATACCAAGTACACAAACCGTGGGGCGACTACTTTCTCTACATTCAGCGCCCAGGGTATGAAAGCCTTAAACTATCCACGCTAGGGTTTAGTGATTTGCCAGATGAGCAAACAGTTGAGCTTGAGCGGAAAGAGAGCGATAATTAGAATTTTTTATAAAAGAATGTTTAAAATAACTGTTAAAGTTTCAATTAAATGATAAAAATCAATCACAAACAACTAGCTGGTGCAATAATTATTTTATTTGTTGTTATAATATATTCTATATATGAGCCTAACATGGCATCTTTTTTTATATGTTTTATAATCTATTTATTCGCATGGATAACTGCTTATTTTTTCAGAAAAACAACGATAGGAAAATACCTGCATTTTATTCTTAGTATTCCTGCTGCGTTTATACTATATGCAGGGGATTATGCAATTGCGCTTGGTGCAGTTTTATTTACAAGTGCAGTAGTTCTTATGTTATCAGTATATGCATTTGGTATTATTCCTAATAAAATATTAGGAATTTCAATTAACGATGCTACGACTTTGTATCTATCATTAACTTTCTCATCTATCATAATGACGAGTTTTGGCGATACCTTAGTTAACTTCTGGCATTATATACAAAGTCCTGATGAACGCAGTAAATTAAGTAATCTATCTACAAGAATATTAGATCAGCGTAAGATTAGATATGTATTATTTTTTTGCTACTTCATAGTATTATTATTTCTAAATTATTGTGTATTAAATCAAATAGAAATATTTTTAACTCCCAAGATGGATACAGCAATCCTCCAAGCTTTTGCTACTTATGTAGCATACGACAGACTAGCTTCAAATTGGAATGCTATAATGAATACTAAGTAATAATTATTTCGATTCTATATACTTGCCAGAATCAAACGGATCAGGAGTGAACACATATAGATCAATCGAATTATTTACTAACACTTGAGCTATTACCTTACGCTGCAACGCTTCTGCCTTATCATACATGCCATCCTTACCAGGAGTGAAATCATCGGCATCAATAAAGGCGATTACCGTCGCTTCGCCCGTGGTCTTAGCCTCTTGTGCGGCTGTCTCGCGTAACAACTGCCAACACGCGCTACTTTTCGGATTGAAGTTGGGGACTGTGTGATACATCCTGATCTGCTTTCCAGCTACTGCCATTATAGGCTCCGAAACTTGTGGGCAAGATATTGTAGCAGATGCAGCCTGCTGAGTAGAGGGGTCTGCTGAGCAAGAGGCTAGCAAAAGGAGAAAAGTAAAGTAGCGTTTCATTGATTATAAGTTGATTAGTCGGCAAAGATAATTTTACTCGTTAAAGGGTGAAATTATCACTCTTTAACGGGGAATATTTCCCCGTTTAAATAATTCACTTCTTTTTATGTTACTATAACAGGAGAGCTTGCGGCATCATTCATGCTGCTCTCCTATGCCTTCGCTTCTTAATTTCAAGCTTACTCTAGAGGATTATCTAGGGCCCAAACTCGCTCAATTATCCGCTAAAGTAGAAGCGTTTGGCAGCAAAGTAGAAAAGCCGCATAAGGTCAAAGTAGATACGCAGCAAGCTTCCGGAGGACTCAGCAAGCTGGCCTCGCTGGCATCGGGTGCCTTCGCTGCTCTTGGCGTCTTTGAGGCTGCGAAAAGCCTCGTGAAAATGGGCAGTGAATTAGAGCAGACGCGCATCCAATTCGAGACCTTCGCCGGCTCAGCAGAGAAAGGAAATGCCGTACTAGCTGACTTGCAGAAATTCGCGCAAGTCACGCCGTTTGAGGACGGGCAAGTAATCAGCGCCGGCCGGCAGTTGATGGCCTTCGGAGAGAAAGCCGAAAATCTAAACCCAATCTTGACGAAGTTGGGTAACATCAGTTCAGCCACTGGTAAGGACTTTAACGAGTTGGTGTCTTTGTGGGGCAAAAACAAGCTCAGCGGCATCATCCAAGGGGAAGACTTGAATCAGCTAGTTGACTCCGGCATTCCGGTAATGGATAGCCTAGCTCGGCAGTTAGGCGTGACCACGGCAGAGGTCCGCAAAATGGGGGCTGATGGAAAAATCAGCTTTGGCATGCTGGACAAAGCTTTTGATGAGCTCGGCGGCGCTGGTGGCAAGTGGGGCAACTTGATGGAAAAGCAGAGCAAAACCTTTGCCGGCCGGCTTTCTTCGTTGGTAGGTTTCGCTCAGAACATCGGTGGCAAGCTTGGGGAGGCCCTCACGCCTGGCTTGGGCAAGATTGTTGATGCCGGAAGCCGCTTGCTCACTTTCGTAAGCGAAAACACACAGAACATCAAAGCTATGTTCGCGCCTTTGCTGCTAGCTGTGCAACCTCTTGTTGATGCCTTCGATCAGGTGATGGTGCAGTTTGGCATGACCGGGGACGGGGCCGGCTATCTAACGGGCCTCTTTAACGGAATGGCGACGGTGATAACCTACCTGAGTCCGGTAATCAAAGTGGCCGCTACGGCATTGGGGGCTATGTATGTGAAGGTGTATAGCCTGATCGGAGCCCTGGCTAAGTTTGTCGAGACGAGCCCGCGCCTACAGAAGTTTTTCGCCGGTTTACTCGGCGGGGCTACTGCTGCCTTTAAGGGTGTCGCAGAGGCAGCTACCAGCCTGTTTGGGGGGCTTGCTGATATTATTGAGGGAGTGTTTACGCTCAACTTTGGTAAGCTTAAAACGGGCCTCAAGGATACGCTCATGAGCTTAGCATCCGGGGGCACCATTGCCGAAAAGGCCGGGCGGGGTTTTGCGGATGGCTATCAGAAAGGATTCAAAAAATCTACGCTGTTCGACAAAGCCAAGGAGCCGGCCGCTGACTCTGCTGCCGCTGCTTTCATGGCCTCAGGGGCCAAGCCCGGTGCCGCGCCAGCTTCGCTCGCGCCAAGTCTGAAAGAAAAGGCCGGCACTGCTGGGGCCGCCGGTAGCTCGAAGGTGACCAACATCACGCTTAACATCCGGGAGCTGATTCATGAACTCAAAGTGGAGGCGGCTACCGTGACGGAGGGCGCCGATCAGATTGCCAGCATCGTGTTGCAGAAACTGATGGCTAGCCTCAATGATGTGAATACAATAGCTTCTACCTAAAACAAAGCAGATGACAGTGCAACAACATGATCTAGAGCGGTTAGCGGCTAGTCCGTTGCCGGATGGAAGCTTATTTAAGAAAGCAAAGGTAGTCCCCGCTGAGTGGAAGCGTTTGCAGCCGGGGCAAAAGATAATTGTGCGGCTGAAGGGTAGCAGTGACTTGCTAGGCATTGAAGTAGTAACGAATCAGCTAGCACACCCGGCCGCGCCGTGCTTGGTTGGCCGGCAACTTAAAGGAGAGGAAACGGCCACGTTTAAACGGCGTGACATTCGGGATATTCAGCTTTTTGAGGTGCGGCGTTAAGGGCACCTAAGAACTATTCGGCGTAATAATGCTACCCCATAAACTGTCACCGTATGACAGTTTATGGGGTAGCATTGTTTTTTCAATCTAATACTACTGCACCAATGATTTCCGTAATTCCGGCTGCCGTTGAATAAAGTTTTTGAGGCTGCCAACCGTGCGTTCTAATTTATAAGCTAGTTCAGCCGCCGTAAAATCAGCATAGTGTGCCTGTATAAAGCGAGTGTCTGCCGTAGTATACGAACGGCGGCCTGTACCTCTAGCAGCCATATCAGATAGGTAGTTTTAAGGCCAGCAGTTCCGTGCGGTTAGGGAAATACACCCCTTCCGCCTGATCTAAGGCGGAGCGCCACTTGCCTACATCCTGCCGCAAGCGGTGCACCTGCACCTGATAAGTGCGGTTCCGGATGCTTTCTTTGCCGTTTTTCTGGCTACCAGAGCGCCTAAAAGGGTTGAGCTCGGCTAGTTTCTGAGGGATATTGAAGGCCATGTTAGTAGCTGTTTTGCAGTTTCTTCGCGCCGGAACCACCGCGGGGCCGGATACTTTGAGTGTTGGGGGTGCCATCGGTGGCCACGTCCGGCAGCGGTGGCAGGCCGGGGCTGATCTTGCCGGCTCGGCACAGGTTCAGCCACGCAATAGCGGCATCATACCGATCCTGCCGGATTTGCGGCACCGCCCGCGGATTCTGCCGGCAATGCATCAGGTACAGGCTGCAATCAATCAGGTAGGTTTTGATCAGCGGGTGTCTTGGATCACTAAGCTTCCATGCCGGCAGCACCCCCTCTCCTTCAAAGGAGGGGGTACCCCCTTCCAAGGGAGAGGGGGCCTCCAGCTGAGTTGATGCTGGTGTACTCTCCGACTCAGATGCTTCGACAACTGGCACGGCCGCGCCTGGCAACTCATTAAGACTCGCGCGAGTGGCCACGTACAACCGGGCCGGGGTGCCATGGTGCACCACGGCGCCGGCGTTGAATTGCGTCGCCTCAGCCCACGGCTGCACTTCGACAAAAATGCGGCTCAAATCATAGCGGCCGCGGAGGTAGCTCTCAATTTCGGCCTGGGCGCTGAGCTCGGCATCCGTGCGGATAGCATCGTTGGAATCTAGCACGGCATTGAGCAGATCCGCTTTGATCTGGGTGCCGTAATCGGATTTAAGTAGGAAGCTCACAGTTAAAAGCGGTTTTTAGGGGAACGGGCCGGCCGCGGTACGCGTGGTGCAGCAGCTGGTGGGGTGTGCGGATTTTCGCCGGTGGCCTCTTTGTTTTTGCCACTGCCGGGCCGGCGCTTACGGTTCTTGTATAGCTTGTACTGGGTGGCAAAGGCCTTGCAGTAGAAGTAATCGTTGGCATCAGAGGTGTGGCCGTAGGGCTCGTAGCTGATGCCGGTATTCGGATCCTTTACCCGGCGCTTTTCCTTGGTACCATCGGCACCCTTTTTCACCTTCTGATAGTCCTGCAAAGTGTTCCGGCAAGCTTTATCATAGAGAAACTTCAGGCCGGGCACCTTGCCGGCGTGCACCTCACTGATCCAGTTGCAACGCATGTTTACCGATGGGGCGGACGTGCCGACCCGCTTGGTAACGTGCGGCATCACGTCCAACTCATTGAGCACAATAGTGAAATCATTGTGCCCTTTCTCCGAGCGGGTATCTTCCTTTTTACCGCTTGGATCACCATACACGAATACCTCCGCCTCATGATCCCCGAATTCCTGCAGGAATAATTGACAGGTGGCCTTGGTGTTGTTGTTCGGGGAGCCCGGGCAAAACTCGGCTAGCTGCACCGCCTCAAAACCCTCATCCGTCTGGTAGATCTGATGCACATTCAGCGTCATGTAGGGCGCTGTGTTGAAGTCCAGCGTAATGTGCAGCGCTAGCTCCGGATCATACCGCTCCGCGTAGGCACCGGAGTGCGTTTCGGTGCTAAACTTGCTGTACATCTCACCACCGGTTTTTTCCACGGCGTTCCAATCCCCCTCTAAGAGTCGGGCCCGGTCATAGTCACTCAGGGCCTCAAGGTTTTCCTTGTACTGCTTAACGAAATCCGCCTTCGGGTTATCCGTCACGAGGGCCCTGATAACCTGCTGATGCGGCTTGAGCTGCACCGGGTTATCATCCTCATCATAGAAATAGGTATCCCGTACCCAATGATAGCCCGGGTTGCAGGTGAGCAGCAGCTTGGGAATGAGGCCGAACTCCGGCAGCTTCCACCGGATACGGCTGGCAGCAATCTGAGCGGCTTTCTGGGGCAAACCGTCTCCGGCTTCCTCAATCCAGATATCGGTGTACTCGGAGCTGCCGAGCCGCTGATAATCCGGATCTGCCGGCTGCCAGCCCAATGCTTTGAACACTTCCCGGCTGCCGTTGGCAAACTGGATATAATGATCGGTACCATGGTAGGCGTAATGCTTGCCGGCTTCCATGCCCCAGCTGCTCAGCACCTCGAAATAGGTGATGAGAGTCGACTCCTTGATATCGTTGAAAACTGTGCGCGCCGTCATGCCGCGGCTGCCGGGGTAACGCAGGCGCCGGTAGATTTTCCAGGTAGCTCCTAACCAGCTTTTGCCCCCGCCGGCCGCGCCGCCGTAGACGAGCTCCTTGGTGGTACCATCCTCAAGCGCTTGCCAGGCTAAATGTTGTTTCCAACTCGGAGCAAAGCGGAGCCGCTTATAATTGGCCGGCACCTTGGGGGCAACGAATTTTACGGCCTTGGGCTTTTCAGCCGACCCCTTTTTTGTAGCCTTACTCATTGCTAGGGGGCGCTGGGGCTACATACTCGAAATGGAAACCGCCGCCCCCGTTGATCTCACCGGAATGCTTGGTATCGGTTTTTTCGCTCATGCCCTCAATAGCTTTCAGCCACAGGTTGGCGGCCGCCATATCCGGATGCACGACCATGGTGATATCATGCCGCTCTACATTGCTGCCAAATCCGGCGCCCTGAGAGACAGTGAGCAGCTTTTCCGCGGTGTAGGTAAAACCGCGGGCTTTCTTATAGATGGCCATCACCACATCATGCGTCAGCTGCTGATAGATGTTGGCTGAGCCATCCCCGAGCTTGATGTGCTTTTTGTGTGCCTTGACCGTTTTATCGGAGAGGCCGGTGGCCTCGCAAATTTCTTGTACCGATGGGCTCCGGTGCTCATTCTTAATGAAATCAACCATCACCTGCCGGACCTGAGCCCGGTTGCGGCTGGCATCTTCCCGGCCGGCATACTTGCCCCGAGTAGCCTTCTTTTCCTCGAAGCCTAGCAGGCTCATTACCTCGCCTAAACGGGCCGCGCCCTCCTTTATCTCCGCTTGCCGATTCGCTTCCGCCTGCAGCTGCTCATCAACCGGAGCACCCTCAGCTGAGGCCTCCGATCCGGTGAGGTACGACTCCGCCGGCGCCGCTGCCGGCGCTGGCTTTTTGCGGCCTCTTTTCTGAGGCTGCTTATCATCTGGGGGAGGTGTGGCCATAATGCAAAAAGCGGCCCTAGTAAGGCCCGGCCGGCGTTTTCTGGTGCCAGCCGGGCATGGTTAGGAGCTTATGAGGATAGAAAGCTACACACACACCCTCTGAGGGCAGATTTTCAGAAAATTGAAAGGAGAAATCTTCCCCCTTTAAAGGGGAAAACAGCCCCTTTTAGCTAACTCAGAAAAATGCAATAATTACCACGGCTGTAGGTTTGGGCTGCTCTTTACGCGCAACCTGCTCACTTCATGGCCATTCCACTCATTCAGATTTACTCGCTCATTGGCATCCCCACAGAGGCCAATAAGTTCGTTGGCTACTCGCAGGAGCGGTTTTCTAGTGATCTGGCAATGGCCGTAGGCTCCGGCGAAAGCACGGCGCAGGTGCGCATCAATTCAGTTGGCGGCAATTGGGTGGAAGCCCAGGGCATCTACGGCATGATCAAAGCCAGTGCCCTGAAAATCGACACTTACAACGATGGCATAGCAGCAAGCTCTGCCTCTCTGATTTTCATGGCCGGGCGGAAGCGGCTGATGAGTGCCCACGCCCGGCTCATGATCCACAACTGTAGCGGCCCAGCACAGGGCGGCATTACAGAATTAGAGCTAGCCATTGAAGGCCAGCGGGCCATCAACGAGAGCATGGCCACGGTGTATAGCAGCGCCACCGGACTGCCGATTGAGCAGATCCGGGAAATGATGCGCGTAACCACCTGGCTCAATGCGGAGGAAGCCCTGAGCATGGGTTTCGCCACCGGCATCATCAACAACGACAAAAAAATTCTAACGCCGGCCGCGGACCTCACCGCCTCCGGTGCTGACCTCATGCAGCTGCAGGCCTTCTACGCTGAGCACTTGCCCTCAAACCCCTTGAAAATGAAGCATTTGTTATTGCCGATCCTGCAGGCTGCTGCAGTGGCATCTATCACCGCGGAGGCTACTGATGAGCAGTGCACCGCTGCCGTAACCGCCGCTTTCGATGAGCTGGCTACCCTGCGCAAAACCTCGAAAGAGCAAGGCGAAGCCCTAACCACGGCCACCGCCTCGCTCACGGAGTTGCAGGCAGCCAAATCCGAGACCGATGCCAAGCTCAAAACGCTCGAGGAGAAAGTGGCCGCTGACGAAGCCGCCGCGGCCACTGCTAAAGTCACCAATCTAGTTGCCTCTGCCGTGCAGGAAGGCCGCATTCTGGCTACGCAAGTGGAATCCTTCACCGCCCTGGCTACGGTTGATTTCGCGGCTACTACGGCCGTGCTCAGCGCTCTGCCGGCCCGCAAGTCCCTCACAGAGCAAATCATTGCTCAGGGTCAAGAAAATGGCTTTACCCCCCCGCTTTCCGCAGCTGGTGCCATGGCTGAAATCTCAGCCAAAACGGCCGGTAAATAAGCCGCCCGCTCCCTAAACCCACGATTCTCCAACCATTTTTTTATTAAGCCTGAGCCATGTCTCTGACTATTTCTGATGTTTCCTATGCCGGTGAGGCCGCTTCTAATTTTATCGTTAAGTCGGTAGTTGGAAACGAGATTGTAAGTGGTGGCCATGCCTATGTAAAGGATGGCATCAAAAAGGAATTCACCATTCCCCGCTTTCAGGTGGGTGATGTGATTCAGGATCGGCAGGCCACGCCGACCTCTCCCAAAGGTGCTGCTACGGTTGACGGCCGTAAGCTGGTACCAGCGGATTACATGCTCTACGACGAATTCAATCCCCGCGATTTTGAGGACCACTGGTTTGCCTCCCAGCTCAACCCTACGCTGATTGATCGTCGCCTGCCGGTTACGGTAGAGAGCGTTATCATTCAGGAGTACCTGAAGCAGCATAACAAGTGGCTTGGTGGCGCCATCCTCCGCGGTGACACGAGCCGCACGGACAGCCTCAAGTATTTCAATGGCATCGTTACCCGGGCCATTGCGGATGCTGATGTGCCAAAGGTGGCCTCCCCGGTGGTGCTCACTGTGAGCAACATTGCCCAGGCATTCCGCTCTACCCTCAACCGCGTGAGTGCTGATGTGCTCTATGAGCCCGGTCTGAAATTCTTCGTGAGCTACAAAACGGCTCAGCTATGGGAAGAAGCGCAGCAGAATCCGGCCGCTTTGAAGGGCGTTGATATGACGCTTGCCGGCATCAACCGCTTTTCGGGCCGCACCATCGTGCCGCTGTTCGGCATGCCCGACAACACCATTTTGCTCGGCAAAGGCTCGGCAGATATGGGCTCTAACATCTGGGTAGGCATGAACTCGAAAGATGATGCGACAGTGCAGTTCCAAAAGTTGCAGGCCAACTCGGAGCTCTACTTCATCAAAATGCTGATGAAAGTGGACACCAACTACGGCTACGGTCAGGAGCTCGCCCTCTACACGCTGTAAGAATTGGCTCCCCTTCTCGGAGGAGCGGTGAAGGTAGTAACGCCGATTGTGACCACTACGACCACAATCGGCGTCACTCCCACCCCACCGCCCGCGCCGGCACCCACCCCAACGCCGGCACCCGCGCCGCAACCAGTGCCGACACCGGCACCCGCGCCGGTAGCGGTGACAGAATCCGCGCCGGCCTTGGCAGCGGAGCCAACGGTTGCAGCGGCCGTAGTGGCGCCGCTGCCGATTACGGCAACGCTGGCCCCAGCGCCCGAGCCGGCACCGACTGCTGAGCCAACGCCAACGCCCGAGCCGGCACGGACACCGGAGCCAACCCCCACTCCAACACCACCGGGCACCGCATCGGAGGGCAACTGCCCTCATTGCAACCGGCCTTATCTCATCGCTTCATCTACTTCCTCAGTCCTCATGAAAATCAACGATATCAAAGGCATCAACGAAACTTTTGAGCAGGTGCCTAGCCTCGAAAAAGTACATATTCTGGAAGATGGCCGGCATTTCTTCAACGAAGAGCACGCCAAATCCGCCAACGGCTCCGAGACTTCCAAGGGCAAGGATGGCAAGCTGGTGAGCAAGCTCAAAGCCGTGAAGTACAAAACCTTGGAAAAAGGCGCTAAGGAGCTCACCGAAACCCCCGCCGCCGCTTAATCAGCGGCTCATCAGCAGGTAATCATGAAAATGACTCCGGAGGGCATAGCCTTTTTAGTTCGTGAGGAAGGTTTTATGCCGAAAAAGTATCTGTGCTCTGCCGGAGTGCCGACTATTGGAATCGGGCATGTGATCCTGCCGAATGAACAGCACTACCACACGGCCACGCTCACGCGCCTGCAAGCCATGAATCTGCTGCAGGAAGATATCAGCCTCCGCTTTGGCCCAGCGGTACTCAAAAGCCTCACCAAGCCGACTACACCAAATCAGTTAGTCGCCATGATCAGCCTCTGCTTTAACATCGGCAGCGCTGGTTTTGCCCGCTCGACAGTGGCCCGGCTGCACAACGCCGGCAACGTGGATAAAGCGGCTATGACTGCAGCGTTTGCAGCCTGGAATAAAATCACCAAAAACGGCAAAAAGGTGGTGAGCCCGGGCTTAACGGCCCGCCGCGCCCGGGAAGCCGCCTTTTACTTCTCCTGAGTATGAGCCCGGCCACTGCAGTAAAACAGGTGAGCGGAGCGGAGTGGGTGAAGTGGGCTGTAGGTATTCTGATTGCGGTGCTAACGGCCTGCAATGGGTGGGCATTTGCCTATACCATCGGCATAGAGCACCGGGTTACGAAAGTGGAAACTGATCAGGCTAGCCACCTGATCAGTGCCGCAAACGACAAAACGGCCATCAATGCCCGCTTAGATCGGACGGATGCCGCGCAGGCGCAGGTGCTTACCACCATCAACGCGGTAGCGGTAGACGTGGCCCGGATTCGAGGCTACATGGAACGCCAAAAAGACACCAGCAAATGAGAAATCTGATTTTCGGCCTGATGGCCATGCTGCTGCTGCTCAGCTGCAACCCGCTCCGAGAGCTCGGCAAAACGCCCGCCCAAAAGGTAGCCGGCTTTATTGCGGATCATCCGGAACTCGTGCGGCCGGAGACGGTGCAGGTAAAGGTGCCGTTCATCGTGCCTCAGGTTCGCTTTGAGCGATCCTTTCCGGTGATTGTTCACGATACAATTTGTCGGCAAAAAGAGGCCTCTCAGCTGGACTCCCTGATCAATCACCTCAGCATCTCGCTCGATACGGCGCAAAAGGCAGCCACCAAAGCCAAGCTGCATCAGCTGCTAGACAACCGGCCGGTATTGCGTGACACACTCTGCTTTGATACGCTCGGAGTGCAGGGCCGGCTCTGGCTAAAGGATAGAGTTTATAAGCTACTAATCATTCGTGCTGCTATCAAGGACACGGCTAGGGGGGCCGCGGTGGTGGGCAAGCTCGCTCCTTGCCCACCACCCACGGCGCCCGGGCCACCGGCATTTGAATGGCTGCAGCCGGCCACCTGGGCAGTGCCCTGGTGGGTATGGCTCCTACTCGGCATCTGCTTAGGAGTCTGCCTGCTGCAAGGGGCTGTGATGCTGGCTTACCGCTTTTTCACCCGCCCGCTATGAAAACGCTCCTTGCCCGCCTCAAAGCACCCACGCCGGCATTTTGGCGAAAGGTGCAGGTACGCGGGGCCATCGTTGGCACCTCCCTAGCCGGCACGGCCGCGCTGCCGGGCCTGCCGCCGCTGCTGAGCACCGCCTGCACTTACGCCGCTTTTGCCTGTGGTATTGCGGTGGCAGTGGCTCAAGCCACATGTGACACTCCTCCAACTGACTCAGAAACCCCTGTTTAGCTCATGCTGCCAGATATCACAATCACCAAATTAAACGGGGGCTTAGGCCGCCAAAAGCCTACTGATGATGGAATTTCGGCCCTCATCACGCAAGGCGCCGCTATTGCCGGCAAGCTAGTGCTAGGGCAGATCTATGAGCTCCGGAGCCTGCAGGCTGCTGAGCAGCTGGGCATCACGGCCACGGCCGTCGGCTACGCGAAGGTGCACCGGCAGATCAGCGAGTTCTACCGACTCGCACCCGGGGCACTGCTCATGCTGATGGTAGTGGCCACGGATATCAGCCTCACCGAAATAGCTGATCGTACGCTGCCCTACGCTAAGAAGCTGCTCACCGCCCAAAATGGCAAAGTGAAGCAAATCGGGCTCTATCAGAATCAGCCCGCCGGCTACGCGCCCGTTATCACCACCGGCTTAGATGCCGATGTGCTTGGCGCGGTGCAGAAAGCGCAGGCACTCGCAGCGGAAGAATTTACGCAGCACCGCCCGGTATTCTTTGCCATCGGTGGCCACGGCCTGCAGGCAGACCTGAGCACGGCCGCGGATCTGCGCACCCTGCTCTCTGACAGTGTTTCGGTGGTAGTGGCTGCTGATCATCTGAACCTGCCTGCTGAGCCCGCCCTGGGTGCCTTGCTCGGCACCATCAGCGCCGCTCAGGTGCACTTGTGCATTGGCTGGGTAGGTGGCTTTCAGCTGCAGGGTGATGGCTATTTTCTGCAAGCCGGCCTCTGCAACGGCAAGGCCAATGAGGATCTGCTGCCGGGTGATTTAGGAGCTCTAGATGGCAAAGGCTACATCGTGGCCACGCAGCACCCGGGTACGGACGGATTCTTTTTTGCCGACTCGCCAACGTGTGCCGCGGCTGATTCCGATTTCGCCAACATCGAAAGCACTCGCACCATCAACAAAGGCGCCCGCTTGATCCGCACGGCCCTGCTGCCCTTCCTCAAAGGCCCGCTGCAGGTAACTGGTGAGGGCACCCTGCAGCCGCAGGTGCTCACTGAATTAGAGCAGAAAGGCCGCACTGCCTTAGAGGTAAACATGGGCCGCGCCGGTGAGATCAGCGCCCTTGATGTGTACATCGATCCAGAGCAGAAAGTGCTGAGCGGATCAACGCTGAAAGTTAAGTTTTCTGTGGTGCCTGTAGGGGTGGCCCGTCACATTGAGGCCACTATTGGCCTCGCAGCTTCTATCTAAATCATGGTTGATAAACCGTTACTGAATGGCCGTGCCTATGATTGGGCGTCTATCAGAGTGCAGCTGCTAGGGCTCACCATGGTAGGCATTACGGCAGTCTCCTATGAGGACTCTCAGGAGAAAGTAGACAATCACGGCGCCGGCATCTATGCCTCTAGCCGCGGCCTGGGCAAGTACGAGGCTAAGGCTAGCATCACCCTCGAAATGAAAGAGGTAGAGCGGATTCAGGCCGCGCTGCCGCCCGGCCAACGGATCACGGATATCCCGCCTTTCAACATCGTGGTAGCCTTTGTAAACGCTAGCAATCGGATGGTAACGCACACTATCCACAACTGCGAGTTCCTGGGCAACAAACGCGAGATGAAAACCGGTGATACCACTATTGAGGTGCAGCTGGATTTGATCACCTCTCATATCAGCTGGTAATGCAGGACGCTACCCAACAAACTACACCGGCGGCCGTGGCCATCGGTGCTCTGCAGCCGAACTCCTACGCACCGGCGCCGGCCGCGCCCGCGGTTGATCCGCTGCAGCAGCAGATAGAGAAGTGGAAACGGCAGCACCGGGAAGTACATGAGGTGTCGGTGGTGATAGCAGAGGGTGATGTGGCCGTGTGCTATATCCACAATCCAGACCGGAATGTGCTAGCCTACGCCATCAGCCGCACGCTAAAGGCTCAGGTGATTGAGGCCGGTGAGTTTATCCTCTCCAACTGCTGGCTAGGGGGTGATGAGCGGTGCAATCCGAATAGCTCCCAGTGCTTTGATCCGGCGGTGATTGCCGCCGCTATGGACGTGGCCCAGAGCATTGAACTGCTAGCCCATAGCTCAAAAAAGCTATAGCCTCGGCTCAGGTTATCTCTGATAAGGAGGGTGATGATGAGATCCAAAAAATGGCTGCAGTGATCAGCCATTTTTTGCACATACCGAATCCTGAGAGCCTATCAGATGAAGATTTCGGGGCAAAGTTTCAGATGGCTGATTGGCTTCGCAGAAACCCACAATTACGGCCCATAAAGGCTAAAATATTCTAGTTAAATGGCATCTCTGCTCAATTTTAAGCTAACACTTGAGGATCTGCTAGGACCAAAATTGGCGTCCCTAGCGGCCAAAGTTGAGAGCTTCGGGCGGGACGTAGAAAAGCCGCACAAAGTCCGGGTAGATACTGAGCAGGCCAAAGGGGGGCTGAGCTCGCTGGCTAGCATGGCCGGCTCCGCATTTGCGGCCATCGGCATTTTCGAGGCGGCGAAAGGCATCGTGAAGATGGGGAGCGACTTAGAGCAGACGCGCATCCAATTCGAGACGTTTGCCGGATCCGCCGAAAAGGGCAACGCCGTACTAGCCGACCTGCAGAAATTCGCCCAGGTCACGCCGTTTGAGGATGATCAGGTGATTGGCGCCGGCAGGCAATTGATGGCCTTCGGGGAGAAAGCCGAAAACCTTAACCCCATCCTCACCAAGCTCGGCAACATCAGCAGCGCCACCGGCAAGGATTTCAATGAGCTGGTTTCGATGTGGGGCAAAAACAAGTTGTCCGGCGTCATTCAGGGAGAGGATCTGAACCAGCTGGTAGATTCTGGTATTCCGGTGATGGACTCGCTAGCGAAGCAGTTGGGGGTAACTACCTCGGAAGTCCGGAAAATGGGTGCCGATGGGAAGATTTCTTTCGGCATGCTGGATAAGGCCTTTGACGAGCTCGGAGGCGCCGGCGGCAAGTGGGGCAACCTGATGGAAAAGCAATCTAAGACGTTCGCCGGCCGGCTGAGCAGCTTAGTAGGCTTTGCCCAAAACCTCGGAGGCAAGTTAGGAGAGGCCATCACGCCCGGGCTCGGCAAGATCGTAGATGCAGGTGCTGCACTTATGACGTTTATCAGCACCAACACCTCGAAAATAGTCGAGATGTTTCGGCCGCTGCAGGAAGCGGTGCAGCCGCTCCTAGATTCCTTTGATCAGATCTATCAGCAGCTAGGTATTGTAGGTGATGGCAGTGGCTTTCTAACCTCTGTTTTCAATGGCATGGCCACGGCCATCAACTACCTGAGCCCGGTGATCAAGATTGCCGCCTCAGCGCTGGGTGCTATCTATACCAAGTTTGCCGGCCTATTGGGTGCTATTGGTCGTTTCATCGAAACGAGCCCGCGGCTACAGAAATTCTTTGTAGGGCTTTGGACTGGTGCCGTTGCCGCCTTTGAAGGCATTGTAAAAGCGGCTGTGAGGCTGTTCGGTGGCCTCTCCGATATCATTGAGGGGGTGTTTACCCTGAATTGGGGTAAGCTCAAAACCGGCCTCAAAGAGAGTCTGCTCTCTATTGCCGATGGTGGTGGCATCGCAGAGAAAGCCGGCGCCGGCTTCGCAGATGGCTACAAAAAAGGGTTCAAGAAATCCACTCTCTTCGATAAGGCCAAAGAAACGAGCGACGGCTCAGCGGCCTCGGCTTTCATGGCCGGCGGCAAACCGGCCGCAGCTCCGGCCTCACTTGCTCCGAGTCTGAAAGAAAAGGCCGGCACTGCCGGCGCCGCCGGCGGCTCAAAGCTGACCAACATCACCATCAACATTAAGGAGATGATTCACGAGCTCACGGTGCAGGCTGCTACGGTAACGGAGGGCGCGGATCAGATTGCCACCATCGTGCTGCAGAAACTGATGGCTAGCCTCAATGATGTGAACACTATAGCCTCAACCTGATGCGCCAACTCGATTTAAAAGCACTTACCGCGGAGGCGTTTGGCTATGGTGCTAGTCAGGAGCTGCAGCGCTATCAGCGGCCGCAGCCCCTGGGCCCTAAAGATCAGCCGCGCGCGCAGCCGCCGGCGCCGGAGCTCCATGGCGCCGGCGGCCGCGGCCTGTTAGGGCTGCCAGTGTTTTGCAAAGTGAGCTTTCAGCCGATCCGCACCAATGCCGGCTTATTCGAAGGTATCGACTTGCTAGATCCGCTGGTGACAGTGACGCAGCCGCAAAACATTGTGCAGACTACTATCACCGGCCGAAAGGGAACGGTGAAAGAGTACATCAATGAGGGAGATTATGCGGTAGTGATCCGCGGCATCCTGGCTACGGATCCTTTCGCCGCCAACCGCTTTGAGTACCCGCTGCAGCAGGTGCAGCAAATGCGCGAAATGGTAGCGCTCGGCGTAGCGCTGCCGGTGGCCGGGTGGTTACTCGACACCTACAACATCAAAAATCTAGTGATCACGAACGCCACTTATGACGCGCTGCCGGGCTACACCAACCTGCAGGGCTATGAGCTCCAGTGCCTCAGTGATGAACCGATAGAACTCAGCTTGTAGCCATGCTCAGCCTTAAAGATTCCCTGAAAATAGAGCTTGGTGCCCTGCAGCCGATTGATTTCGTGCACGAAGTGAAAATCAACTCTACCTGGCAGAAATTCACCGACACCTGCACCATCACGCTGCCGCGCAAAATCCGCGTGCTGCAGGCCGGCGCCGTAAAGGATCTGCCGGATTTGCTGCAGGTTGGTGATCCGGTGTCGGTGGCCTATGGCTATGATGGCGTGATTCGGCCGGAGTTCAGTGGCTTTATCAGCGCCATAAAGCCCGGCGCCCCGTTTCAGATTGAGTGTGAGGATGCCATGTGGCTGCTCAAGCGCAAGCAGCTGAGCAAGGCCTGGCGCTCTGTCACGCTCCGGCAGCTGCTGCAGTTCGTGCTAGACGAAAACGGCCTCAACTATCCGATTTCGGAGCTCGGAGAGCTCAGCCTCGGCAAGTACACCATCACCAAGGCCACCGGCGCTCAGGTGTTCGACTCGCTCAAAAGTCAGTTCGGCATTCGGTGCTTTTTCCGCGCTGGTGTTTTGGTAGCAGGTGATCCGTATCAGGCTGCCAGCAAAGCCGCGGAGCACCGATATGGTTTCACCCAGAACATCATCAACTCGGATTTAGCCTACACCCTTGCCGATGATGTAGCTATTCGCTTTCACGGTGTTTCACACCTGAAGGGGGGCAAGAAAATCGAGGTAGACGAAGGCGGCAGCACCAAAACCGGCAAAACGAAAGGCGAAACCGGGCAAGTAGTCAACGCTTTCAGCAAAGGGGTGCCGGCTGGCGAATTGCGCACCATCAACGCCGTAGGGCTCAATGAAGCGCAGCTGAGGGCCTTCGTGCAAAGTGAGGCCAAGCGCCTCCGCTTTGATGGCTACCGGGGCGGGTTTACTTCGTTCGGCAATCCGCCGGCGGAGCACGGGGATATAGCCGTGCTCTCGGATCCGGACTATCCGGAGCGGGCCGGGCGCTACTTCATTGATGAAGTGGTGAAAACGTTCGGGGTGGGTGGCAGTCGTCGACAAATCAAGCTAGGACCAAAAGCCGCCTAATACCATGGATTTCCGCGAAATGATAACCAAGATCATCATGGAAAAACTACCGGTGCAGGTGTTTCCGGCCACTGTTGACGCCGTGAACCGGGCGGAGGCCACCATAGATGTGCAGCCACTCGATAAGGACGCGCCGGAAGTGTTTGATGTGCGGCTTAGGGCTGTTGATGATGATACGGCCACCGGCCTAATTCAATGGCCAACAGTGGGCTCAGTGGTACTCATCGGCTTAATCGGCAACGATGTGAACACGGCGTTCATGGTGGCCGCGAGTGAGGTGAAAACCTTCACTATCAGCACCACGCAGGAGAGTTTGCTGCCCTGGCTACAGGATCTGGTGCAAGCAGTGCAGCAGCTGGTACTGCTCACCAACTCCGGCGCCACTACCGGCATCCTGCCCTCTTCTCAGCAGCAGCTCACCAGCCTGCTGAACCGACTCCCTCACCTTCTATCCGAGTAGCATGCCCCTCAACAACTTAAAGCTACAAGCTGATATAGTGCAGATCCTCGCCACGCTGAGCACAGAGCAAGATCCGGCCGCGGCCCGGGAAGCCTACGCACGTGAGCTCACCGCCGCTATTCATGCTTTCGTGCTGAGCGGTGATGTAACCACTGCTGGCACGGCCACGGCTCAACGGGGAAAACTTACATAAATCCGGCCTTTTCACACCTGGTAATCACCTATAAAATCCAATCATGAAAGCCACCGATTTCCTTTTAGATGCCGGCTATGATGTGGCCATAGAGGGCGGTGATTTTGCCGCTGCTCACTCTGATGAGCAGCATCAGGAACTTCTACTACTCACCGCCCAAGGCGAGTGGCGACAGAGCCCACTTACCGGCATCAACCTACTGCGCTACCAATCTGGGCCAATGGATAACACCCGCCGGGCGCAGCTGCAGCGAGAGGGCACTATCCAATTAGAGCGAGACGGCTACCGGGTGTATTCCTTCCTGATTTCTACGGAGGCAAAACTCACCCTTAACGCGGACCGCTCATGATCAGCACCACCATTAGCGCCGGCCAATCCCTGCTAGATGTATGCCTGCAGGAGCTCGGCACCCTAGACGCCTTATTTGATTTAGCCGATGCCAACGGCCTGAGCATTACCGCTCCGCTCCGGCCCGGGCAAGTGCTGCAGGTGCCGGCCTCCGCGCTCAGTCAGCCGCAGGTAGCAGCCTATTTCAGCAGCCGGCAGCAGCGGATCAATGTAGGGGCTGTGGTCGGCACAACCCACTGGGAGCCGCCCACTGATCAGCCACTGTTGCGCGCCTATTTCCATCCTGATTTTTTCAATACCTCTTATTTCAACTAAATGGGACAGCTTGCCGACCAAATAGAGGCTACCACCACCACCTTAGTACCGAGTTCACCGGTGGCCACGGCTGAGCAACTGCTCACCGGCCCGGGCTTAATTCAAATCATGGGCACGGTGGCCGCGGCCATCCGAGTGCTCGAAAATATTGCCGCGGGGGCGGCGTTTCATCTCGAAACCCGCGCGCCGCTGCCGGCAGATGGTTCAGAGGGAGATGCCTGGTTAAATGGGAGCACCGGGGATTTATTCAAGTTGGTAGCCGGCCAATGGGAAAGCCGTGGCAACCTAAAGAGCACGGTTCCCGGGCCGCGGGGCAAGGAGGGGCCGGCCGGTGCAGATAGCACGGTGGCCGGGCCGCGGGGCTATAGCAATTATGACTTATGGCTACAGGCCGGTTTCGTTGGCACTCGGGAGCAGTATCTGGCCTCCCTGCAAGGCCGCAATGGGACGGATGGCGACAATGGCGACAACGGCAAGGATGGGAGCCGGATCTTTGACAAAAACTTTGCGCCTTCCCCCGCTCATAACCTATTGGTAGAGAACTATGTGCCGCAGCCAAATGACCAATGGTTTCACACCATAGGCCTGAAGGCGTATGATCGGTATGCGCATTTGGACGGGGAATGGCGGCTGGTTTTTCGGAAAGCTGAGAGTGCGGTGCTGCCACCTCAGCCAACAAATGCAGCACCTGGTATCACGTTTAACGCGCCCGCCTCCGGTGCCACCGTTACGGCCGGCACGCCTATCACCCTCACCGCCACGGCCACCGATGATGTTGCGGTGAGCGCGGTGGAATTTCTGAACGGCAACACCGGGGCAAGCCTGGGCATGGGCAACAAAAACGGCACCACCTACACCCTGCCCTATACTCCCCAAACGGCCGGCAGCCTTGCCTTAGTGGCACGCGCTACCGACAACGGCACCCCCGCGCTAACCTCGCAGGCCACCGTAACTATCACGGTGCAGGCGGTGGTAGTAGTGCCGGTAGAAAACACCACCCCGGCCGCGCCAACTTACGCGTTTGATCCGGTTTCTCGGATGCTTTCCGCCGCGCATGGCACGCTGAGCAGTGACACCTTAGAGCAGCGCCAAAACGGCGGAGCCTATGCGCCCTATGCCGCCGTGCTGGTAGATAACGCCGCGCACCCGGCCGCGGAATGGCAGGTACGGGTGAAAGCCGCGGCCGGCCGCAACGTAAGCAATCCGGCGGATAGCCCGGCCATAGCCGCCAAAGTGGTAGCCGATCCGGAGCCGGATCCGGAAAGCGGCACGGTGCTCATCACCACCGCTCAGCTATCCCAAAACGGCATCAATTACTCGGATGCTGCGGGGCCGCTCCGCTCTAGTTACGCCGTGATGCGTCGGAAGGTGGCCGGGGCCAACACCATCAAAGTACGGCAGCGCGTAGATGTAAACGATGGCGGGCTTAGTGGCCTCGAATATTACTTGGATGGCGTGTATGCCGGTTGGCTGCCGCAGCCGGCCCTGGGTAGTGGGGAGGTAACGATCAACCTGCCGGATACCAATGAGCATATTTTAGCTATTGTAGAAGCCGCCAACAGCCGCCCCAACGATCAAGGGCAACTGTTAAGCTACGCCACCATTGAGGCGCTAATCACCCAGGGGGCCGGCACTACCACCCTCATCCGGCCCGTTAAAACGCAGAATCTGGCCTATGTGGTAGGGGATAGCATCAGCGTCGGAGCCGGGGCCACGGATGCCACCCGGGCTTGGCTGATTCGTTTGCGCCGCCTGCTAGGCTATGATGTTATCTCGGATGGTTGGGGCTACCGCAGTCTGAGCCGCAGCCTGAGCACCGCGCCCGAACGGGCGCAGGTACTGGCCAACTTTCAGGCCGCGGCCGCGGGTCGCACCGGCAAGCTGAGCTTCATCATTGACTTAGGAACGAATGATTATGCGTTTAGTGCCGCCGCTTCAGAGCAGGCCGCGGCCTATGCGCAGCAGATGCTGCAATTAGTGCGTGCCTGGAATCCCGCGGTAGAATGCTGGATTAAAACCCCGGTGACGCGCGTAGCCACGGGGCCAAATGGACAGGGGGAACCTTTCCGGCTGTATCAAACGTCCCTGCTAGCCCTTAAAGATTCGTTGCCTTGGCTGAAGCTGATGGATGCCACGGATTGGCTGGGCCTTGCCGACTTAACGGCGGACGGAGTACACCCCAACAACGGCGGCCACGCGCTGATAGCCAACCGCTATTTTTCGGCCCTGAGCGGGGCGGCCTATGTGGAGCCCGTTGGTGATATTCCTTTCGAGATCAATACCGGGGAGTTTACGGTGAATGAAGCCACCTACGCCCTGGTGCGGGACTCCAAAGATTTCGACGTAAATACCTCGGCTACTTGGATGGCCCGGTTTAAGCTATCCGATCCGCGGAGCTATCAGCAGATTTTTGCGAAGGCGTTCACCGATGGGAGCACGGGCAAAGGCTTTGCCATGTATACCGAAAACGGCAAGGTGATATCGTACGACTACCCCGGCACCGATTTCGCCGCGGGGGTATGGTGCGAGGTGCTGATGAGCTACGGCCAAAACACCGCGGCTATGTACGGGCGGATCAACGGCGGCCCGATTCAGAAAGTGGAATCTGCCGGCATGGGGGGCTTTGATGCCCAAACGCAAGACGGTTTCACCATCGGAGCAAACCGGCGAATTAACCCCGTAGGCTTGGCTACGCCGGCCTCTGGCATTATTGAAAATGTCGCCTTTTGGAATATTGAATTAGATGATGCCACCTGCCGGGCATTGATTCAATCTAATCTGGTGCACAATCCCTCCCAGTACAACAGCCCCAACTGCCTGATTTATGGGCCGCTGAAACGGTTCGCCGCGGGTTCCGCAACGATGCCCAACTTAGCGGATCCGGCCCGGCCTTTTGATATCATCAACTTATCGGCATAACCTCCTTTTGTGATGGCGAGAACTACCCAGGAACTATTCAACTCTATTCAGGCTGCGGTGCAGGCGGATCCGCTGCTTTCGCAGCAGCTCACCTCCCCCTCTGCCACCGCGCTACATCGGCTCTGGTCTTACGTTACGGCAGTAGTGCTGAGCGTGCACGAAACCATTTTCGACCGACATAAAACGGATGTGGAAACGGCGCTTAGCCGCGCCAAACCCGGAACCGCGGCATGGTACGCAGATCAGGCGCTCCTTTTCCAAGCGGGTGATGTGTTGGTGGCCGATGATAACGGCATTCATTACGCCGCCGGCAGCACCGGCCCGAAAATCATCACCCGGGCCGCGGCCATAGAAAACGACCTCACCGGCAAGCTCTTTATTAAGGTGGCCAAAGATGGCCCAACACCCGGCATGCTGGCAGCGCTTTCGGTTGCGGAGTTGGTGCAAGTGAGAGGCTATTTTGACCGGAAAGGATTCGCCGGGGTGCGGAAGGAAATCGTAAGCCGGGCCGCGGATAAGTTGCGGGTTACGGCCCAGGTGTACTATGATCCGCTGATAGATGTGCCAGCGGTGCAGCTGCTGGTGCAGGCCTCTATCCGGGCTTATCTGGCAAGCCTGGAATTTAACGGCCTGATTTACGTCGCTAAAATTGAGGATGCTATCCAAGCCGTTCCCGGAGTGAAGGATGTGAAGCTGAGCAGCATCACCGCCCGGGCCGGAGCCGGAGCGCTGGTGCCGATAGAGCGGGTGTATGAGACGCAGGCCGGCTATATAGTGCTAGATGATGCCGCCGGCAGCACCCTGGCAGATACGCTCACTTTCCTTCCTTACTAGCATGCCGCTCTTACCTTTTGCGGAGCAGCTGCCGGCCCGGTATCGGGTGCAGCCGGCCGTGCTCATCACCTCCCTGCTTCCCGCCCTGCTGAGGAAGCCGAAAATGCTGGCATGGCTTACTGCCCTGCACCAGCCGCTGCAAGCTACCTACCTGGCATTTTCGGAGCACGTTGCTCGGAGTGCCACGGAGCTCAGCTACAACGGGCAAACGATGCTGTTAGAAAAAGCCTTAAATGATCGGTTTGATCTGGCTTTTCGGCGGATCCGGATCATCAATTCCGATACGGAGCTGAGCCCGATATACCTGAATTACGTGAGTGAGTTGCAGGATATGCCGGTCACGTTTTACACCTCGGAGGATATGCCGCTGCTGAGGGTAAACAACTGGATAGAGTACGTTTCTCAGGTGGGTTTCGTGGTACAGGTGCCGCGCTCCCTCCGCCCTGCTGAGCCGGCCCTGCAAGCCCGGATTAAGCAGCTAAAGCTTTCCATGATTCGCCATACCATAGCCTACATTTAAGATGAAATTATTAGTATTTGAAACCGGCGGCCGCCCGTTAGCGCTCGATGATTTGGAGACGCTGCAAACAGAGCTTTATAATGCCACCTATGCCACCCTCCGCAACGCGCCGGATATGGTGCTGAGCGGGTGCGCAGTGAGCGAAAACAGCAGCGGAGGCGGCTCGATTGCGGCCGGGTGGCTATGGTTGGGGGGCTCTATCCGGCTGTTTGACGGGGCAACTATCGACGCTTTTCCCGTTGATCTGGTGCAGGGGGAAAACGAGTTTTCCGACTACCGGGCTTACCAGACCGGCGGCAGCAAGGCCTGCATCCGAGAGCGGCAGATCCTGGTGCAGCCCTCCGGCACGGCCGCCGCCGGCACCCCAAAGCTGAAGTTTAACCCGGTGCCTTCGCGCACCTACGCCAAATGGATAGAGAGTCTAAGCCGCACCGTTGGGGAGGTGCAGTGGTTGGCTAATGTCGATGTAAGCCAATACGACGGCACCGGCCGCGGATGGGAAAACCGGGCTACGGCCGGCTGGGCATTATGCAACGGGCAAAACGGCACGGCCGATCTTCGTGCCCGGTTTGTGGTTGGCCACTTTCCGCAGCATGCGGACTATGCGGCCGTTGGGCAAAAAGGCGGCTCGGAGCGGGTGGAGCTGGCAATAGCTCACCTGCCGGCTCACTCGCACGGCATGGAGCAGGCCGGGGAGCACACCCACGGCCTGAAAAGCCGCGGCTCCGATGGCAGCAGCCCACTAGCAAGCCGGGGCAATAACCCGACAAGTGACGGAACCCTGCAAACCGAAACCGCCGGCAGACACACGCACACCATCAACGAAACCGGCGGCAACTTGGAGCACGAAAACCGGCCACCATTTTACGTGCTAGCAGTTCGGCAGTGGGTTGGATTGTAGGCGCACTTTTCCGTAAGTTGCACCAAACACTGACAAACTAATTAAAAAATGCTTTTAGCTATTATTTTTCCGGGATTATCTATGATCCTCAACGGCCACCTGCTGAAAGGCATCGTGTGCATTATTCTACAGTGCACCGGCCTGGGCTGGATACCCGCTGCTTTCTGGGCTGTTGCTTCGCGCAGTCAGGATCTAGCCGAAAAACGTCATAAAGAGATGATGGCTGCCGTAAAAGCGGGGCAAGTGCCTGCTTAAAATTTTACGCTGCTACACGAAAAAGCCCGGCTCAATGGCCGGGCTTTTTATTTTCATCTTACACGCTCGAGCAGTTGCCTTAGTTGGCGGGTGCTCATCCAATACGGTTTGTTCTCTTTTCGAAAGGTGAAACCGCCGTACCCATTTTTGATGATTTTTCGGATCAGCTGCCACCCACGGCGCCGGCCATGGGTGGTAGCGTAGGGACGATGCCAGAGGTGGCGCCGGCAGCATATGCAATACTGTGGCCACCCTTCAATCTCCCATTTGATCTGAGCCGGCTCCGGTGGGGCAACCTTGCGCTTAGGCAGGCTCCGCAGTTTGATGTAACGGCCGCGGGAAATATCGAAAACAAGGTACATAGGCGTTTTTCACTACGTTACAGCAGGCCGGCATCTCGCATTTCGCGACCAATACGGCCCTCCTTTACTTTGGCGTATAGCTCCTGAGTGATCCGGATAGAAGCATGCCCCAACATGGCACTCACGCTCTCCAAACTAACGCCAGCGTCTAATGCCAGCATGCCGAAAGTTCGGCGCCCTACGTGGCAAGTAAGCCGGAGCGGCAGGTGTAGCAAGGCCGCAATTTCCCTCAGTCGCTCATTCATCTTTTGATTGCTGGGTATGGGTACCCGGCCCTCAGCTTTATACTTGTCGAGTAGCACCTGGGCCGCTGGCAGCAGCGGTATGATGGCCTCCACTTCCGTTTTAGTTCGGGGTCGGCGCAGCCACTGCTGCCCTTTCATATCGGTAGTTAGGTGCAGGCCCGGATCAAAGGCCCGGGCATCTACCCAAGCCATGCCCGTATAACACATCAATAAAAAGGCGTCCCTCGTTCGCCGCAGGCCGGAGTTCGGTAGCTCCGCTCGGATGATCTGCTGCAGCTGCTCAGTGGTGAGATACACGAGTTGGCTCTTCTTGACTTTGGGTAATTTCAGTTTAGTGAACGGGTGCACCGCTAAGGCGGAGCGCTCCACGGCGCAGCTGATACACTCGCTCAGCAGCCGGGCGCACTTGTTGGCGTGCGCTCCGCTTTTAACGTGGCCATAGTCGGTGAGCAGCCACCGGCGAAAGTCCCGCGCTAGGGGAGCCGTCATTTCCCGGCTCAACAGATCCGGCTGATTGATGGATTTCAACCATGCTTCGACGAGTGGCCGGCGCCGCTCCGGCACCCGGGCCGTAGCCGGCAGAATTTCGCCGGCCGCAGCCCTGAGCAGCTGCCGCTCATGCCACTTATCCCACGATTACAGCAGGGTTTCATCGGCCTGGCTTTCTTCGCCAGCAATCAATTTTCGGAGCCGGTTTGGTGTAACCGGCAGCTTTGCCCGCTCTAAGTCGAAATAGTGCCGGTTGGCATCGGCTAGCAGGTCGGTGAGCCGGGCGGTGTAGGCTCTTACCAGATCAGATTTACCCCGAATTTTCTGGCCTTTGGCGTCCCAGTCAGCATAGGCTACTTGTATACCGGTGCTTTTGGTGGCCCGCTTCCCGTTGACGGTAAGTCGGAGAACTATGGTACCAATAGTGCTCGGTGGAATCACTGGCTTTTTAGAGGGTGGGATGATGAGTAGTGTACAGTCTTTCGGTTTGCGAAAAACAAAGGTTGGCTGCAT